GTGACATGAATAGTCCATGATGCTTCCTAACCTAAATAACTCCGTCAGCGTATACTAAGAAGCTTCGGCTTCTTTTTAAATTTTTTCTGACCTTTCCTCATCGTTTTATCTATATTTAATGATGTTTTTTCTTTAAAGAGTCTATGACAGCATATATCAATTGATGTGTGTCTAATCTGGGTCAACGGTGTTGGTGTCGACATGGTCCTTGAGGTCTTACTGACAATATCTACTGTCGTTGTTATTTATTGCGTGATCTATCATTTCATTTTAGTTACCCATTAACATAGAACAGAATATCCTACTTGAGGTCCTCATGTCTCTTTTGTTTCGATTGTTTATTTACCTTCTGGCTTTGGGACTTATGAAGTAATTTGTGGTTGAAGTTGTGGTCATTTTAGATATCATTGATGAAAGTTGGGCATGTGGGGTGGAGTTGTAGCATGCTAAGAGTTATACTACTGTGATTTCTCCTGCCACAACAGCTGCTGCAAAACCATCCAAGTCGAAAGACTCATACCTCTCCAACAGTTCCTTGACTCTACTAGACAGCATCTACCTCTTGTCCTTAATCCTGGAAATAATTTGAGTAGTTATCAAGTTTATGTTCCTGGTACCATATGCAACCGGACTCGACATAGGGTTTATCAAGATTTGTGTAGAGGTTTTGACCTTCAATGGAGCCTACACAAGGTTTGGCAGTATGTGAGACTACTCCTCGCGGTGCGTGGATATCATGCTAATCCAGGACCATGCATCCGAAACACTCTAGGAGTTTACAGAACTAAAAGCTGTACTCAAGATTGGCAACCCCAGACCCGCGTGGCTTTTCGGTGCTATGAGAAATAATGCGTATTCCAGCACACCCATGTTGGAGGAGACATTCCCTTACAGCTGCAGCTCCCTCATAACCATGTAAAGGAAATTAATTTATGCTTGAGATTTGGTTGTTCCGTTTTCAACTGCTCCCTGCATTGCAGCCCTTCTCCTTTCTATTTTGTCATCCAATGAAGTGTATTATTCCTCTTCTTCAACATTATATTTCATTATCACCTTCATGCCATCATACATACGAACTCCGTAGTACCAGATTATATTTAGTTAAATAGTGAATCTGTCCGAAAAGTAAGTCTTAGGCTCCGATATGTAAAATCCCAAGTCGTTATACACTTCAACAATGATTGGCTTAAAGTTATCTAATAACGTTTGTGCATCCTTCTCTGGCACCACAAATGATGCTGTTCCATCGTCAATGAACGCACACAAGTCGATTGAAGCTGTACTCCACCTGTCATGTCTCTGCCTCAAAACGTTAACACACAAGGACATTATACAAGTATGAGTAAACGTATTCTGCTTACCCTTCCAGCCTTCAATGTCTCTTCCAGGATTTTAACCAAGTAGTCTGTAGCCCAACTCATTCATTACAAATGGTGCATTCTTGTAGTTTCTATGCGTTAACTTTACCTCGTCGTTGTCAAACACCTCTGCCCAAAAATCGCACTGTCTCTGTTGAAATTCATCATCCATGCATGGTGAGTACCCACTTAGGTCAAAATTTATCTGTATCGTCACATAACCCTCTTGCTTATTTCTTGTCAGGCTCCTTGTAACCTTCGACTCAACATCACCCACGCTCATTCCCATCGTACTGCCAACAACATACTCGCTAATTTCGTCTATGTTCCATTCCAGATCAGACATTGTCATACGCCCACTTATGTTAGAGACCGATATGCCTCTGCCATCAGCACCAGCCTTCTTAGCCTCAGGCTTTACAGTTTGTAGTGAGAATGGTTGATAACCAGCGGACTTAACGTTCTTCCAAGCTTGCTCAGGGGTTGGAAAATCATCATGGAACACATACTACAAGACCATGTTTCTCTTGGTTGGATCGTCGTTATAGGAATCTAAGTCGTCAGGGGCAACTCCTGAGTCCTTGTACCACGTACTGGCATTTTCGGGTCTCTTTTTCCATGTCATCAAACCCCTAACAGAGATGAAATCCCACGATGCTAAATCTTTAGGAACCATATTCTGTTTTATCAATATCATGTAACCTGCTTTAGCATCGAACCCTGGTAGGACGGAATTGATTGAGTATAAACGCTTCAAATTTCCCTCTTTCTGCAATATGGCTTCCGTGAGTTGTCTCTTCATCATCCTTCTTAAGTTGTTCCATTACTGCAAAGGTGCTGGATCTTTTTCCTATTACTTGTTTATTTTGTCTATAAAAGACGCACCCAAGTCATAATTAGGCACTTGGAACACCTTGAAGAATTTCCCCAAGTCCAATGCAGC